CTGGCGTCATCGCGTCGGCGTATGCCTGCTTCATCGCAGTCATAACGCGCTTCGTGCCGGTCTGCGTTTTCAGTAAGCCGTTGTCGTATAGACTCGCATCGAGACCCAACTTCACGTTTAGATTGCCGATCCCCATGACGCGCTAGTCCTTCTGCATAAATCGCGAAAACACGGCCTTCATCTCGTCCTCGGTCTGGCCGGCTTCTTCTGGCGTGGAGTTGCCTGGTCGGAACCAATCGCCCGGCTTGGGAAGCTGATACGACTTGCACCACGGCTGCAGCACGGCCGTGGCCAGCGTGCCCGCTCGCAAGTTGTCCATCTCAAACCCCCATGGCTTTGCCTGGTAGCGATGCCACCACTGCATGAGTTCCGCGCCACTCATGCGCCGCAGCAGTTCGCCGATTGTCATTCCGAGCCCGAGGGCGAGTTCGTGCTTGAAGTCTCGCCATCGGGTTGAGTAGGGTTCTCTTCCGCTTCGTCGTCGTCGTCCATGTGATTGACCGCTCGGGCGGCATCATTGAGGCGAGTCAGCACCGCGGCGTTCTTGCCGCCCAGCTTGGCCATATCAGCCGCCGTATCGCCGAACAATAACTCCCCCTCTTCGTCGCACACGGTACGGACAAGCAGGTGAACGCGAAAGTTTTCCACGCCCGGCTTGTAGACCATTCTTTCGGAATCGTCCTCCGACCGACTCATGCTGTGGTGCTGCCAAACCTGATGGCTGTCCATCGCATCGCCGGTCATTGACCGCACGTACACCTTGCCGTCAAGTGCCGGCCACTCAGGCGTAGGCACCGCCTGAGTGACCTTGTCGTCGGTCCCGAAAATCTCGTCACGCAAACTCATTTAGCTCTCCCGAAAAAGGTGAAATTGCGCCCGATTATGCGGGCGTTTCGACGATCGTGATTGAATACACCACGCGGTCGTCCAGGCTGCCGACTTTCTGCTTGGCGATTACCATGCTGTTGGTAATTGTCGTGGCACCGCCGTCGTTCCAGGTGACCGTAGTGGCTCCTGTGTCGCCCCGGCTGATGTCGTCGCCGCCGAGGATTTCGACGGCCAACTCCTTGTCGTCAAGGCCGGCCTCGTACATGTGGTTGGAGTCGCCGACCCCGGTCACGTCGATCTTGCTGCCGCCGTCGTTGTCCGTGCAGGACAACAGCTTCGTTTGGGCGCTGCCGCAAATCGAAATAGACGATCCGTTGAATGAATAAGCCATCGGTTATTTCTCCTAGCACCTCCCGGCGGTTGCGTCCCGAAGAAAAGCGCGGGCAGGCGGCTCGGGAAGACCGCTGTTCAGGCGCTACCTTAGCCCGCGCTTGTTTCTGGTTACGTCAGTTCGTGCCACACAAGAAAGTCCATCAGCTTGCGGTACGCGCGTGGCTTGTCGCGACCGCTCAAAATCTCTGTTTGTCCATCGCGCGTGTTCTGCATGTGCCACACGCATTGCGAGTCATCCCGCCAGCCGGAAAGGCCGGTCGGCGCTACCTCGTCCATATCGCCTCGCACTGCCGCCGCCAGCGCTCGCGCGCCGTCGTAGGTCGATGCCCAGCAGTCAACTTGCAAACGGCTCTCGCAGGTCGCTGTAGTGCCGCCCGCTACATTCGTGGGTACTTCGCTAATTAGTTGATGCGTGATGTAAGGCAGGGCGCCGCCCTGGTTCGCCACGGCCGGATAGATGCGCGCGCTGTTGCCGCTGCCCACCAACGCCGTAACGGCGGACATGGCTTTCAGCTTCGCTACCAATCTGGTTTGTGGCATGATTACTTCGCCGTTCCAACTTTTGCGATTTCCGCGAATATGACCTGCTTCATCGCAGTGCGAGCCAGGCTTCTGTTTCTGTCAAACGCCGGGCGCATGAACGGCTGGGCCGCTACACGCGCGCCGCCGCGCTTGCGTGTGTATCCGTCTTCCACGAGATGTGCATACTTTGCCGGGCGTCGCATATGCTCAGCGGCGCACTCGCTTCTTTTGTGCATTTGTGTGTAGCTGTACTTCGGCCCGACGACCGCAATCGTGCGGTTTGGATAACTCCGCACGACCCAGGCCATGCTTGCCCGCAATGCCCCGCTGCTGTCCTGGAAGTTTTGCCCGTCTATGTTTTCCCTCGCCGCATCGCGGATAATACGCGCCCCCGCTCTCAATGCCTTGGTCGCCGCCTTTTGCTGGTATTGCCACTGGAGCCGCCGCAAGTTGTGGTAAAACCTCACATCGCCATCCAGTGTCATGCGTGCGGGACTAGCCATCACTGTTCGCCTCTTCCCAATCGCTCAATGCTTTCATCGCCGAGGCGAAGCTGCCCGCAATGAACCGGGGCGAATCCTCCGTGGCTATCTGTATTTCGCAGCAGGCATCGTCGAAGCCGGGCACCTCCGCCGGCGTGACCCGCTCTATCGACAGCGGATTGACGGCAATCGGCTGCACGCGCTCGTAACAGCCCGCCTCTCTCGCGATTTCATCGAAGACAATCAGAATCATTCCGTGTGCTCCACTGCGCGAATCTCGAATTCCTTGTGAGCCTCGTCTATGTCAATCACCGACTCGATGTCGAATCGCCGCGAGCCAAGCCACAATGCCCGGTCCGGCGTGAACTCAATGTCAGTGCGATACCACGTGCGAATAATGTGCGTGACTTCGCTTTGCACCTGCTGCGCTTCGTAATACTCGCGACCGCGCACGGGCCAGAGTGAGCACCAGGGATTCGCAATCGTTGCCCAGGTGGTCGTTGTCTCGCCGGTCGCCGAAGGCGTGCCCGCGACCGGTTTCTTCAGGGCCATCCGCTTGCTATAGGCTCCCGATTCCTGCTTGCGTTTGGCCATCAGACAAACTCCCAACAGCGGTACGGGCTGAGCAAATCATAAAACGCCCTCGGCACCGCCTCTTCACCGTCCCGATGAACGTAATGGTGTGCCGCATGTACGCGAATCGCCGCCTTGATTGGGCCCGGTACATCGGACGCGCCGCCATATCCGCACACGTAACGCACTTTCACGGCGTCCGGCTGACCGAGTGCATCCGTCGGCCAGTCTTCGTCGTATTGCAATCGGACCAGCCCAATGCCGTTGTCGTCGCCAACTTCGTAAGTCGATGCGGCTACCGTCTGCGTGGCTTCGTCGGTATCGGTGTAGGTAATCGCAGTGATGGAAGCCAGCGGCGGGAACTGCAACCGTAGGGGGCTGGCGAATGAATCGAAGTATTGGTCCCAGGTCTGAGTGCATAGCCGCCGCCAGGTGAAATCCTCCGCGGCGGTTATGGCCTCCGAAATGAGCGTTGCCAGATATTCCAGTTCGTCGCACGCATCAATACGCGAATGCGTCATCACACCTTCCGGCGTGACCGGCCTATCTGTCGGCGCTGCGTGCAGTTCCGTTTTCATCCCGAGTCTCCGTAACGGAATTAGTAAGCCGGCACTCCCAGCAACTGGCTGACGCCACGCTCGGCGGCTGTATTCGGCGCTTCTTCCGCACGCCACAACTGGCACAAGATCGTGATGTAGTTGCCGTCGGCCGCTGAGCCGGTTCCGACAGTGCAAGTCACGTCGAGAAATTGCTTGCAGTCGCGCAGGTCGATGTCCGCGATGAATACCGTGTTGTCATCCGTAGCGGATGGCAGCGTACTCGTGGAACCTGCGGAATTCGTAGACGTACCGAAGACCACTCCCGTGATATTGGCGTGGCCTGCCCCGGTCGTGTCCGATTCGGTGACGGCAAGCGCCGTCATGGCCGCCGTGGCATCGCCCATCAAGACGATAATTTGGGCGTAATCGTAGCCCTGTGTATCAATCTCGGTGGTCGTCGCGCTGGTGTTGTCAATCTTTGCCGCCGGGGCGGTGACAATCGACATTTTGGAGTGTTGCACTGGCAACATATGGACTCTCCTATGTTATGCCGTGGTGGGCACGGCTGATTTCTTCCGCTGATTCTTTCGCGGCTTGGCGGTGACGGCGACTGGAGCCACCATCCGTTCAGCCCGGCCGCACTGAATCCAGAGCTCGGCAACGCCGTCGGTTTGCTCTAGCACTTGGCCGGGTGTCAGGGCGTTAAACGGCCGCAGCATTTTGATTCGCATGTCCCCGATCCCTTGAAAAACGCGGTTGCCGCGCGGGTAATCGCCCCGCGCGGCAACCAACGATGAAACTACGAGTAAGCCGGCACTCGCAATAGTTGACTGACGCCGCGCTTGGCGGCAGTGTTGGGCGTCTCTTCCGCACGGGACAAGACCGCGAAAATGGTTAGGTACGCGCCGACCGAGCCGTCGCCGACAGTGCAAGTCACGTCAAGGAACTGCTTGCGCCCGCGCAGGTCGATGTCAACGCAGAAGATCTTGTCGTCATCCGTTCCGCTGGGCAGCGTGCTGGTGCTGCCTGCCGAGTTGGTGGACGTGCCGAAGATGGCGCCCGTGATGTTTGCGTGACTGGTTCCGGTCGAATCCGACTCGGTGACGGCAAGCGCACTCATGGCGATGTCCGTTGCCCCGAGAATCACGTAAATCTGGGCGTAATCGTAGCCCTGTGTATCAATCTCGGTGGTCGCGGCCGACGCATCGTCGATCAACGCAGCCGGGGCCGTAACCAACACCATCTTGTTGTGTTGTGCAAAAATCATAATACACTTTTCCTTTCTGCTGGCTATGAGCCAGGAGTCTTGAGGGCCAGCAGAGGACCGGCAGCCGAAGCACCGCCAAGATCATGCACGTTGACGTGGTATCGCTCGGTACCCTTGATGGCGAGCTGATCCAGCTCGAAGTAGCGATCCTTACTGGTGTCTACTGTAATCCCGCGCCGGTCGCCGAAGCTGCTCGCCTTCTTGAGGTCGCCGAAGAGCAGCAGAACGGTGTTGGTCTGCGCGGTGAGCGTGCTGTTGAGCACTTCAGAGAAGACCACCGGATAGCCCAGGAACTGCTTCACGGTTGTGCCGGCCAGTTCGGCCGTCGTGTTGCCGCCGGCTGCGGTAAGCAGGCGGAGCATCGAAGCCGCCCAGCCTGCCTTGTGGATGTACCACTTGGCGTTCGCCTCGGCATAGCTCGGCAACTTGCCGACCATTGCGTTGAAGTCCACTTGGTCCAGCGTGCTGTACGCGGTGTTGCCGGCAAGCGCCGTGTAGATACCGCCGGCATGGCTGCCGTCGTTGATTTTGACGGTGGCCCCGGTCTGTCGGCCGTAGGTAGAAGTTCCGTCGCCGACGAAGCCGGCTTCGTCCTCTTCCTTAGCGAAGGCTTTAGCGATCTCGTCGGCCAGGTCTTCCGCCATCGAGATAATCGAATCCTCGTCGAGTTCGGAGCTCCAGCGTCCCAGTGCCGCCAGCTTTTTGGCCGTCAACTGGACTTGGTCCCACTCCTTTTCGGACGCGGTGATTTCTGCCCCTTCGCCTAGGTAGTAGCACGTGAGCCCTGACACGCAGCGAGGAATCGTCTTGGTATCGCTGCCCATCGGGACGATCTTGGACTCGCGACGGAAGACGCCGTACTGCAATCGCAGGTCGATGATGGTGCTCTCGAACTCGGGAAAGACCACGAATCCGCCGGCCGTATCGCTGCCCTCGGTCTGGTAGAGCATTTCGATGCCCTGACGCTTGCACCACTCCTGCGCGGCGGTGTTCTGCGTCAACGTGGCCTGCAACCACTTGCCCGCCTTGTAGGCCCGCTCCAGGGCTTCGTTGCGGTCGCTGCCCCATGCCGGGCCCAACTTGCCCGGATAGCGCGGGAACGTGATTCGCGGCTTCGGCTTGGCTTCCAGCGTGGCCGTGGGCGAACTCATGGCAGTCTGTCTGCCAGCGGGTTCGTTCATCGCCGTGGCAAGTGCGGCGGCTTTGGCCTTCCGCTCTTCCAACTGGCGGGTTTTCTTGTCTTCGTCCAATTCCGTCTGGAGTGTTTCCGCCTCGGTCTCCAGTGCGGCGTATTGGGCCTCTTCCTTTTCGTCCCAACTGCGGGCATCGTCGCCGTCGGTGACAGCCAGCAATGCCGTCATCTCCTGCGAAATGGCAAGCAGCCGTTCGCGTTTTTCTACAATCGTCATCTGCCGATTCTCCTGTTTGCGCCGAAGCGCCCAGGAGCACGGCAAGAAATAAAAAACGCCGTCGCGTACTGAGGCTCCGGCATGACTAGAAAATGTCAAACCGGGACAGCCACAGCACGCAACGGCGTACTAGATTCTGTCGTTGTTTGCGGCCGATACTACGCGACGGCGGGCACCTGCTGCAAACCTTTTGGTTTATTCTTCAGACCGCATTATATCATATTTCGTGCCCGGCCGCAATAATGGCAATCTGCCTAGCTCGCAGCCGACGCAATCGCAAGGTGGATTTCTGCTTCGACTCCGCCGGGTCGTCGGTCTCGAATTCGGCCAGCGTATCGCCAACAGCCGCCCGAAGCCGGTAGAGGTCTTCCCGTGACAGACTGGCCGTGGCATCGACCATCGCGAGAACCGGGTCTTCGTCCCCTTCCGGCTCACCGTAACGGCCGTCGAGATACCTGCCCAGCCATGCCATGCAGCGGGTTTCCACCACCTCGCGCGACTGCCCGGCGAACTGCTCGTTGAGCAAGGCCGTACCTTGCCGGACTATCGTATCGGGCAGGCCGTCGGTGCTGAGCATCCCGTCCACGGCATCCCCGGTATCGACCACGTCGGAAGCGTGTAGGCGTAGCGGATACCACAACGGCGGTAGCTCATTGCCGTCTTCGTCTCGTAGCGGCCGGCCCTGCTTATCTGTGCGCAAGGTCTGCTCCGGCGTGAGTACGAGCGAAGTGCTGAAGGCGTCGGCGTCTTCCTCGGCCAGGTCCATGACATAGCCGCCTAGGTCGCCGCTGGGGGTCTTCCTTGAGGTCTTCGACAAGTGAAGGTCGCCCCGGACCACGGCGATTTCATCCGTCTTCAGTTCGCCCTCGGATTCCCGTTTGCCGATAGTATCCAGGCGCGGATTCTTGAGCCTGCCCAAGAACTTGCCCACGCCGTCCTCGCTTAGCGACGGGTGAGCAAACCGGCTTTTCAGTCCGTTCGGCGCCGCCTTCGCAAGCTTGACGATTTGCCGTAGTGCCGCCTTGTCGAATTCGCCCCGGCCTTCGCTCTTGAAAGGGCCTTCCTGCGCGATGATTACACCATGGATGATGTCGTTCTTTCGGTCAACGCCTACCGGCCGGCCCTTTGCGTCGGTCTTCTGCCACTCGGGTTCTGTCTTTAGTGTCCGCATGTTTATTCTCCAGGAATTGGTGTGCTTGTTTCTGGTACGCTTGTACGCTCCAGCAACCATTGAGACGTTTCTTTGTCTATTCGTTCTACCAGGTCCGCTGCCTTGCACTCGCTGGCTTCCAGCAACGCCGCGTGAGACAGCCCCGCGTGCCGGTCGATGTATTCGGCCAGCCGTTGCTCGCCGTCCTCGTAATACGCAGCAAAGCACGGCCGCAACGCATCGAGCATCGTCGCCCGATGCTTCTCGTAGAATGCGTCGATCTTTGCGAGGAACTCGTTGGGATGCTTTGCCGCCCGCTTGACGGCGTTGGCTTCCTTGCGCAGCATGCGGCCTATAGCTTCCGCCACTACCGCCTGGAGCTTGCTGTTGGATTCGTTCTCCGGTTCGGCCGGCTTCGCTGGGCTGCTGGGTTTCTTGTTCTTGTGAAACTCCGGGTCGATGGCCAGCGGCAGGGGAATCATATCGGCGGAGACGAATCGGATATCACCCTCGGGGCCGATTGGGTTCTCGTCTTCCAGTTCCAGCAGCCGGTTGACCGTATAGACACCAAGGCGCATCAACCTCGTGTAGAACTCGGCACGGGCCTTATGATCGCCGGCCATGAATGCGCGCGTGTTGAACTGACAGAAGAACGGCGGCCGCAGCAGCTTGCGATTGATCTCGCCTTCCCATCGCTTCAGCCACGGCAACATGGTGTAAATTATGAACTGCCGGCCGAGTTCCGTGATGTTCGAGAATGTGCCGTGTGTCAGGTCTTGCAATAGGTGCGGCGAGATTCGATAGAACCGGGCGATTTCCTCCACGCCGAATCGGCGGGCCTCGATCATTTGCACGTCTTCCGGATTCATCGAATTGCTGGAGAATTGCATCCCCTCTTCCAAAATCCGCGTGCGGTGCCGCTTGCCCGCCTCCGAGCCCGCGTCAATTGACTGCTGCAATCGCTTGTATGAATCGTCGCTCACCTTGCCGGGATGCTCGTAATGGCCGCGCGTCGCGCCGTCATTGGCGAACAGTTCCGCCGCGTAGCGTTCGGCTGCCAGGTTGCCGCCTATCGCCTCGCGTATCAATCCAATCGGCGAGTAGCCCACTAGGCCGTCGAAGCCAAACCCCGGAACGTGCAGTACATCGCGCGGAGCCAATTCCCTCGTCACGCCCAGGTCGTTGCGGCAACGATAATGCAGCCGGTTGCCATCGCCCCGTTCCGGTTTCGTGTACGCCGGTTGCGGTGGCAACTGCCAGAGCGCTACCGGGCGGTTGTAGCCCATCGTCCATTCAATCTCTGCATAGGCATTGCCCCAGGTGCCAAGGTGGCCTTGCAGCGTCTCGCGGAAAATGAACGACGATGTTTCCGGGTTCGGCTCCGCGTGCAACAGGCGGTCCACCGGATGATCGCCCGCCCGCTTCTTGCCGCCGCTGGGTAGCCGCTCGTATACGTGCAATGGCAGACTCGCCACCGTTTCGGCAAGGACCGAGACGGCCGCCTTGACCGCCGCACATGTAAGCGCGGTGCTCTCGTTGACCTTCTCGCCGGATGCCGTGGCCTTGCCGCCGCGCACCCAATTGACAAACCAGTTTTCGGGATTCTCGGTTCCCGAAGCGGACAGCCCGCTGATTATGGTATCTAGGATCATGTTTTGCGCCTTTTGCTGGTAATCGCCCAGGCAGCCGCTCCCGCAACAACCAACACGCCCGCGGTTATCATGCCGAGTGGTACGGACCACATCGACAGCCCGGCAACCACCAGGCACACGCCGCACAACGCGATTAAGTCCCGAATCAATGTCATACGTAGAGCACTCCATTTGGACGGTCGGACGAATCGTAAACGGACGTGTTGTCCGTGCCGATTGTCGCCCGGCCGATTGCCATGATTGCCGCAACCATGCCGTCAATCTTCTCCGCTGAATGTTTCTTGTCCGGTCGGATGCAATCACTCGCATCGCGTACCGCCGATATGTTGCTCGCGTTCCACCGCAATATCTTGTGGCCGCCGTGCATTAGCTCGCGACCCAAGACCAATCGCATCAGGGCGCACATCGGTTCGTTCATCGACTTGGTGCCTTGCCGATGCTCCACCATCGTGAACCCGTCTTCCTCGGCAAGCTGCCCGGCCAGCGTGGTAGCGTTCCACGGGTCGAATGCAATCTCTTGGATCTTGTATTGCTTGCTTAATTCCTGAATGTGGTGCCGGATGAACCGATAGTCGATCCGGTTACCCGGCGTCAAATCCATCAGGCCCTGTCGCGCCCAAGTAAGATACGGCTGCCGCTCCTTGCGCTCGCGTTCCCCAGCGCTGTCGGCCGGACACCAGAAAAACGGCAGCAGGAAATACTTGTTTTCCGGTCGCGGGAATGCCAGCACCAGCGCCGCCATATCCTGGATACTCGCAAGGTCCAGGCCGGCGTAGCACTTCTCGCCTACTAATTCCGCGGGCAGCGGCGCCTCGTTGCACGCATCCCACTTCGTCAGGGGCATCCAGCGAAACGCCTGTTCCGTTCGGATGTTCAGGTGCAATCGCTTGAATTCGTTCTCGAACTCCGGCTCCTCTTGTGCCCGCTTGCACTCGCGCGCGAGGAACTCCTCCTTCACGCTCACGTTGAGATTCGGATTTGCCTTTGCCCACACCTTGGGGTCGGTCCAATCGTCGTCCCTTGATGCTTCGTAAATTACCGGCAAGAACGCCATATCCTCAGTAATGCCGTCGCGAACCTTGGAGGCGTAATCGTGCTTAACGTTGCATATCGAGCCCTCGCGCTCGTAGTCGCTCGTGGTCAGGTGAACCAATAGCGGCTGCCGTCTGGAACCCATCGAAGTGGCCAGAACGTCGGTTAGTTCGCGCGTGCGATGAACGTGTAATTCGTCGTTGACCACGAGGTGTGCGTTGAATCCGTGCTTGCTGCCTGCTTCGGCGCTGATCGCTTTGTACGAGCTATCATCCACGACAATCGAGTACTTGAAGCATTCCGCCCGGCCGTTCATTTCCGGCTCGTTGCGAATCATGCCGGTAACGATGTCGAAGCATAGCCGGGCCTGCTCGCGTTCCGCCGCGGCTGAATAGCACTCGGCCCCCGGCTCGCCGTCGGTAAACAGCACCAGGTTAATCAGCGCCGCTGCCATCGTGGTCTTGCTATTTTTTCGCGGTATGAAAATCAGAGCTTCCCGAAAACGTCGCGTACCGTCCGGGCGATACCAGCCGAACAGGTTCGCGTAAATGGCCTTCTGCCAATCCTCCAGGATCAAGGGCGTCCCTGCCTTCTCGCCTTTGACGTGCGTGCAACAGGTCTCCACGAAGTCTATGGCATACCGCGCGCGGTCCTCATCGAAGACGCAATCCCCGGCCTGCGCAAACGGATCGTAGCCGGGCAAGAGCCGGATGATGCGTTGCATTTCGAGGTTTACGGTTGCGGTTGTCATTTTGTCTGGGCTGTACTTACTACGCTGAGTGTCGCGCCCTCTTCGAGAACGATGCACTTGTGTCCCAGGAAGTGCTATTCCATGCTTTGCCGTATGTTCAGCAGTTCCCGCACAGTCAGCGCGCCTGGATGTTGGACTACCAGTGCATCCCCGTCCTTGAGGCTGACCAATGTGACGGGCAGCACCTCTGGTGGCGGCCGGTATGCGGGTGGCTTTGGCTGCGGACGCGGGATTGGCCTCGGCCTCGGCGATGGTCGGCGCATCGCATCTTTATCGGGCCACCCCGGAGGTTTTGCGCGGCCGTCGCCTCCGCACTTGTCGCATGTGACCGTTCGCCGCAACCGCCACCAGCGGCGCGGGGTAGCAACCCGGCCGCGTCCATGGCAGCGTAAGCAGATATGAAAAGACATTTGTGATTCTCCTTCAAGAAACTCGCCAAACGGCATCCGGGTGAAGCCTTGCCCACGCCAGCAGGATGGCCAGGGCGGCCCCAGCATTCCCCGGTGTACTTGCCCAATAATCGTCCGCTCGATCTGTCCCCAGCTTCTCCACCGCCCGTTCCAGGTGAGGCACGCTGTCTGCCGCTGTGTTGCCGTGGAGACCGTAAACGTCAAGAGCTTCTTCCTGTTCCGGGGTCAATGCACGCAACTGAATGCCTGCGTCGGAAAACTGATCGACGTAGTTGCCCGTGACATTCAGTGCCGCCTCGGTTATGCCGCCCTCGGCGTACACGGCGCCTCCGCTCTGCCGTGGAACTTTCACGGACTCGCCATCCCTCTCCAGATACACCCAATAACTCATCCCGATTCTCCTTGTCAAAAAAACTACCGGGCAGCGCAAAGAAAAAGGCCCATGCGGAAGATGTGGCTCCCACATGAGCCTTAAATCTCTGGCTATGCCCGGTTGCCGACTGGCCGGCCCGCAACGAGGTGCCCGGTTTTGTGTTTGGTTATTTCATTCGTTCGCCAGCTTCTCCACTGGTTTCCACCCGCGCTTGGCTAGCCGCCTTCGCTCTTGCCGGTCGTTGGCGTACTGGCGCAGATGCCGTAGGGCAGCTTCGTGCGTGTTGAATTCAATCGGCAACTCGCCCAGAGCGATGCCACGGCCATTATACGGCCAGCCCTTCAGTATCCACCAGAAACCGAACCGCCGCACCTGAACGCGGAACGCTTCGCTGTTGGTAACAACCCGCAAGTCCTTGGGCTGTGCCAATTCGCCGTCTTCCATAACTGGCTCCAATCGTGCGAGTAGTTTCCCGTTACGAGTTACATGCGCGTCCACTAGGTAGCGATAGCCGCCGTCCACTATCTCGCTGCCGACTTTCGGTAGATTCATCCTGCTATCCGTGGTTTGAAGAACTTGGCTTTCGGGTTCGCCTTCTCTGGCTTCGTGCTTGTCAGTCTTGCCCGCGATGTCGGGGACAAACCTAACTCTGTCAGCGATGTAATCAGTTGCTTCTTGAGCATCGACTCGACGTTTAATAGCGGGTTCACGTAGACCCCGCCCTTGGCGCTGCTGAGTATCATGCCCGCCATGCCGAGCTTGCTCACCTGCGTGCGTACCATGATGTACTCCGCCCACGTGTCGCAATAAATCGCCATCAAGGCAAGGTCTGACTTGGCGAGTATCCCCATGGTGTCCAGTTGCGCACAGAGCCATACCCATGCAGCCGTGCCCGCTTCGTTCAGGTGCTCCGGCATATCCGGCGCGCCTTCTATCGGTTGCGGTTCCTTCTCGTTCAGCGGTCGCCTGCCTGGGTTGCCCGCAAGCCGCTTCTGCGCCGTCGGTTTCCGTTTTCTTCCTCGTGTTGCCATGGTGTTTAAGCCTCGTTAGCCTTCATTTCCACCCACCCGGTAGCTGGGTCAAGGGGCCATTTCTCTTGACGGCTGAGCTTGCTACCGAATATAATTCACGTCGCCACAACACTGCACCTAAACAGGAGTTAAGGCGATGCCCAACCCCGTGCTGCCTGCCGTATTAGCCAAGCGACGCCTTGCCGCTGCCTCCGGATCATAAGTTACCTTGATCGTGGCTACGCCTATCATTTGTTCCCTTTCAAGTTGTGTCACAGGGGGTTGGTAGTGTCGTCGCTTTTGTCATGGAATACGGCTCCAACCAAAAAGCTATGCAGTTTGCCCTCCACCCAACGGGCTTGTGTGGCTGACAAGTGAACTGTAACGCAGGCGTCGTGGTCGTCGTTCTCGCCTTCCGCGGACTCGCGAAACGTCATGGCCATGCCCTTGTCTGTTTGCCGGCAGTAAAAAATACCCAGCGAGCCCAATTCCACCGAGGCCAATCGCCCGTGTCTGTGGCATAATGCTATGCCGTCTGCCATAACACGTTTCCTCCTGAAAAAGTGTTGGTTGCCTGCGCCTCGTTGGCCTCCAGCTGCTCTTCGTAAAAATCCATGAACTCCGTCCAGGACCACACGTTTTGCTCGCCGCAGCATGGGCATATCGCGGAACAACGCTCCTGGACGGGAATCTTGGCGTGCCATGCGTGTTGGCACTTCCCACAGGTGACAATCCATTTCTTGTTGCCGGTAAATATGTTGCCCGCAAGTCCATTAGCATCAAGGCCCTCGGGTGCAATAGCCATCGAATTGTTCCTATGGTTTCAGTTTCCCGCCCGGGGGTGCTACCCAGGGGGGGGTGGTAGTGCCGGGGGGTGCCCCGTCGAATTTCGCGCGCGTTTTCTTGGGCC